CGGCATTTGGAGCGCCGACCACCTTGGCCGCCAATGCGTTCTTCACCATGCGTTTTTACCAAGCGACCAACTCTTGGTATCGCATCGGCTAATTTTCAGGAGCGAACCCAATGCCTTACAACTCAGCCCCATTCTCGCCAGGCTACAACCGTGGCGTCATCGTGTCCCCAGGAGCGGCATCGGCCACAGCAACGGTCACCGGTGCTACGCAGACCGTTTGCCTGACCAACCTCGGCGCCAATGTCTGCTACATCCGGTTCGGCGAAACCGCCCCGGTGGTTGCGACCACGGCAGATTACCCGGTGCCGGGAGGCGCACAGGTAACTATCACCAAGCCCGGCGATTACAGCCTAATGGCGTACATCTCCGCCGCCGGCACGTCCTTGCACGTCATGCCAGGCGAGGGGTTCTGAGATGTACCCGCTGACCCGGCTACGCTTCCGTATTCGCTTCTGGAATATCGGAGGCGGGCCGGTTGCCGGTGCGCTGCTGCAGGAGGATGGTTTTTTCCTGCTGCAAGAGGATGGCGCGTATATCTTGCTTGACTAGGGCATCATGGGCGCCAAAGACTCAAGACTGGATCGCGCTGGCGTCGAGGGCTACAACAAGCCCAAGCGCACGCCATCGCATCCGACCAAAAGCCACGTTGTAGTAGCCAAGGCCGGCGATCAGGTGAAGACAATTCGATTCGGTCAGCAAGGCGTCTCCGGGTCTCCGAAGACGGAGGGCGAGTCGAAAGCATCCCAGGCTCGCCGAGAGTCATTCAAGGCCAGGCACGCCGAGAACATCTCCAAGGGCAAGATGAGCGCAGCGTATTGGAGTGACCGCGTTAAGTGGACGTAAGCCATGCAACAACAGACAGAAAACCGCTTCTATGTGTATGAGCACATTCGCTCGGACACTGGCGCGATTTTTTATGTTGGGAAAGGCACTGGAAACAGATATTCTGTCAGAAGTCATCATCACAGAAATGAGTTTTGGCAAAGGACAGAAAAGAAAGCTGGCGGGTTCTGCGTCCGAATGGTCGCCAGAGATATTGACGAAGAATTAGCTTTTCTTGTTGAGCAAGAACGAATCTCTCAACTGCGTATAGTTGGAGTTCGTTTATGCAACATGACAGATGGCGGTGATGGAACATCAGGATGGGTTAAGACACCAGAATGGCGGCGCAAAGTTGGAGCAGCGCATCGCGGTAAAGTTATTTCTGAAGAAACACGTAAAAAACTTTCAATTTCGTTGACTGGCTATCGACATACAGACGAAGTAAAAGCAAGAATGTCTGCATCTAAGATGGGAATGAAAAACGCATTAGGGCATAAACATTCAGACGTAACAAAACAAAAAATGAGTGCCGCTCATATTGGAAACAAAAGTAGAACAGGCCAAAAAAGAACTGAAGCAGAGCGACTGAAGGTTAGCATTGCAATGCTGGGAAAATCACAATCAATTTTGATTTGTCCACATTGTCAAAAAACTGGCGGTAATGCAATGAAGCGCTGGCACTTTGACAATTGCAAGAAAAAACAATGACCCAAATTCAAATATTGAATGGCATATATACTGACGGCACGCCGGAGATTCGCACCAGCTACCCCGTCAATCTGGTGCCCGTGCCAAAGGTCAGCGGCATCAGCAACGGCTTCTTGCGCCCAGGCGATGGCATTGTCGCCAATGGGACAGGCCCAGGCATCGACCGTGGCGGCATTGAGTGGAACAACGTCTGCTACCGGGTCATGGGCACCAAGCTGGTCTCAGTCTCAAGCAGCGGCGCTGTAACCGTCCTGGGCGATGTTGGCGGGCCAACCACCAACTTGGTGACGTTTGACTACAGCTTCACCAGCCTGGCCGTCGCATCCGGTGGCCGCCTGTACTACTGGAACAGCACCGCAGGGTTGCTGCAAGTCACAGACCCAGACCTTGGCTTCGTGATCGACTTCTGCTGGGTCGATGGCTACTTCATGACCACGGACGGTCAGTACCTGATCGTCACAGAGTTGAACGATCCATTCGCCGTCAACCCGCTGAAGTACGGGTCAAGCGAGGCGGACCCCGACCCGATATTGGCGCTGCTCAAACTTCGCAACGAAGTCTACGCACTCAATCGGCACACCGTCGAGGTCTTCAACAACGAAGGCGGCGATCTTTTTCCGTTCGCAAGGATCGAGGGCGCTCAGATTCAAAAGGGGTGCATCGGAACCCAAGCCTGCTGCGTTTTTGTTGATGCGATGGCCTTCCTTGGCGGCGGGCGGAACGAAGCGCCTGGCATCTATCTCGGCGTCTCGGCAACAACGACAAAGGTCAGCACTCAAGAGATCGACAACATTCTTCAGCAGTACACCGAAGATCAATTGAGCACGGTAAAGCTGGAGTCCAGAAACGACAAGGCGCACGAACACCTGTACGTTCACTTGCCAGACCAGACGCTGGTCTACGATGCATCCGCCTCGCGAGAACTGCAGGAGCAGGTCTGGTTTGTTCTGGCCAGCACCACCACCGGCATCGCGCAGTACCGGGCTAGGAATATAGTCTGGTGCTACAACAAGTGGCTAGTCGGCGATCCGCAGTCCAGCGCCATCGGCTATTTGGTGCAAAGCACCGGCCACCACTGGGGCCAGCAGGTGCGCTGGGAATTCGGCACGCTCATTGTCTACAACGAGAGCAATGGCGCCATCTTCAACAAGCTAGAACTGGTGGCATTGACTGGAAGCGTTGCCCTAGCCGCTCAAATTGTTGATGGCCTACTGAAGGAAGACGGGTTCTTTTTGCTGCAGGAAAGCGGCCAATACATCCTGCTCGAACTAGCTGTCCCGAATTCATCGGCACTCGGCAACCCGCAGATCAGCACCAGCTATTCGTTAGACGGCAGATCGTGGAGCCAAGACAGGTTCATTTCAGTCGGCACCGCAGGCGACACCAAGAAGCGCCTGGCATGGTTCCAACAGGGCCACATGCGCAACTGGCGTATTCAGCGGTTCCGGGGCGACAGTAGCGCCCACGTGTCATTCGCCAGGCTTGAGGCCCAGCTAGAGGCGTTGGCGTTCTAAGCATGGCAACCACCGCACCGAACTCCCGGAAACTCAATCTGACGCGAGACCAGCTCGCGCAGTTCTTGACCGACCAGCAGCAGATCAGACAGTTCGAACTGCTGTTTGCAGCCGTTGACGCCATCGGGCCTGATGGGGTGCTGGAGGTCAACATCGCCGCCGGCAATGCGCAGGCCACAGCGAATGACGCACTGGCGCAACTCACGCGCATTGCCAATGCGGTTGATCTGCTGGCCGCCGCGCCAGTCATCGAGAACAACAACTCTGTTGTCACCGATTACATCGACCTCGATCAATCCGCGCCGCACGCTTCCCGCATGGCGCGGCTGGCTTGGAATGATGTAGATCAAACCGCTGACCTCGGCATGGAATACGGCGTTGTCCAGCAGATCGGACTAGAGACCTACGCCAGGGTGGCCAACTTCACCGGCACCACCATTCCAAACGGCACCGTGGTGGGCTTTACAGGGGCCGTGCCAGATAGCGCGCTGTCCATTGCTCCATACCTAGCCAACGGCGCAACAAACACGCTGTACGTTGTTGGCGTGATGACGCACGACCTGCCGGACACTGGCGAAAAAGGTTACTGCACCGTCTGGGGTTTTGTGCGCGACGTAGACACCAGTGCGTTTACGTTGGGAGACATTTTGTACGCCTCGCCAACTGTGGCGGGCGGGCTGACCAACGTCAAGCCAACAGCGCCCAACAACGTGGTTCCTATCGCAGCCGTTCTGCAAGTCGGAGCAGCTGATGGCGTCATCTTTGTCCGGCCCACTATTGAGCAGCAGATTTATTACGGAGAGTTCACCAAGCTCGACAGCCAAAGCCCTGCCGTAATCAACACAGCTTACCCGCTGCTGTTCACCAATACAGAGATCGCCAACGGCGTCAGTATTGGAGGAACAACTTCACAAATTATTATTGCTCAAGCCGGCCTGTACAATATAGCTTGTTCTGTGCAAATAACCTCCAATAATGCCGCTCAAAAGTCAATATGGGTTTGGTTGCGCAAAAATGGAACTACTAACTTTACAAACTCGGCCCGCGTTGCTTCAATTACTTTGAATGGTGGTTATCTGGTCGTGACACTTAATGAAGTTGCATCACTTCTTGCTGGTGATTTTATTGAAGTGATGTACGCAGCCGACAATACCAACGTCAGTATTTCGACCGTTGCAGCTACCGCCTTTGCCCCAGCAGCGCCAGCCGTCATCCTTGCCGTCACTCAAACCGAGCAATAAAAGCCATCATGACCGTAACCGTCAAAGTCCTAATCCCGGCAAAGCAGGCAGAGAACAGCCAAACCACGCAGTACACCGCCGTCAACTGCAAGGCGATCATTGACAAATTCACTGCCACCAACACCAGCGGCGGCAATGTGACGATCAGCGTCAACTTGGTGACCAGCGGCGGCAGCGCAGGAGCGGCCAACCTGATCGTGGACACTCGCAGCATTGCGCCAGACGAAACCTACACGTTCCCGGAGTTGGTCGGCCAGGCGCTGGAGTCCGGTGGCCTCATTTCAACCATTGCCAGCGCAGCCACATCGCTGACCATCCGCGCATCAGGCCGCGAAATCACCTAAAGGAGCCACACAGCATGAAAGAATTTATGGTCATCCCCCAGGGCTTCTCCGGCCTGCCGATGGGCGAGGAATTCATCACCACGGCGGAGAACAAGAAGAACACCGAGACCGTCATCGAGGACTGGATGCTCGGGCCTGAGAACCCAAGCAACGAGCCGGCGGCCAACAAGGTCTATTGGGTTGCTGTTGGCAAGGCCATGCAGGTGGATGAAAAGGAGGCCCGACGCCGCCGGTGCTCGAACTGCTCTTACTACGACAACAGCACCATGACGCAGGCTAAAATGGAGCGCATCCCGCGCAACGATTGGGACACCGAAGCCGGCTTCCGAGGCTACTGCAACAAGTTCGAGTTCATCTGCCACGATCTGCGCGTCTGCCAGGCCTGGGAAGAGCGTGAATTTGAGATGGAAGATTGACGGGTTGTCAAAATGTGTGAAAATCAAGTCGCTGAGTCTATCGGGTTGCCAGCGGCTCACCCTGCACAGGAATGCCCGATGAGTCATGCGCTGGTTCAGAAAGTCAAAACTGGTATCGAGCCAATCTATCGCCTGGAGGCCGAGCTTCTAAAGTTGCCCCAGGTGAACATGCCCGTTGAGCACGCTTTCTGCGCCGGCCTGTACGCTCGCACAATGCATATCCCAGCCGGAACCGTCCTGACTGGCGCAATTCACCGGGAAGAATCGTTTTTCTTGGTGCGCAAAGGCCAGTTGATTGTCAGCACAGACAGTGGCCCCCGCATCCTTGCGTCAGGTGATATGAGCGTTTCTAAGATCGGTGCAAAGCGTGCCGGCATTACCTTGACCGATGTTGAGGTGACCACATTCCACGCCAACCCAACCAACGAACATGAACCGCAGGCGCTGTGGGACTTGTTCACCATTCCGGCGCCAGCACCAGTTCTTGAGGCCTCACAGACGGCGCACTTGGAGAGATCAAAATGACATTTGGACTATCAGGAGCAGCACTGGCCGGCATTGCCGTTGGCGGCTCAACGCTTATTTCGGGAATGATGCAGGCCGATGCAGCATCAAGCGCGGCAGGAATTCAAGGTGCAGCCGCACAGGCCGGAATTGAAGAGCAGCGTAGGCAATTCGATACGGTTCAAAAACTGCTTAAGGATTACACAGAGGCAGGCCCAGAAGCACTTGCAGCACAGCAAACACTCCTTGGCCTCAAAGGCCCAGAGGCCGAGCGCGCAGCCATTGAGCGCATCAGTGGTGGCGAGACATACAAAGCCCTTGCCGCGCAAGGCGAAAACGCACTACTGCAGCAAGCATCGGCTACTGGCGGGCTGCGCGGCGGCAACATTCAGGCTGCTCTTGGCCAGTTTCGCCCTCAACTTCTATCTAGTCTCATCGACCAGCAGTACGGTCGGCTTGGCGGTATGACAAGCCTTGGCCAGGCATCAGCGGCTGGTGTTGGGGCTGCCGGGATGCAAACAGGGGCCAATGTGTCAAATCTTTTAGGACAGCAAGGTGCGGCACAAGCTGGCGCTGAAATTGCCCAGGGCAAGGCATTCAGCGCAATCCCATCGGCAATTTCTGGCGGCCTTGGTTTGTTTACTGGCCTGGGAGGGAAATTCTGATGCCAGCACCAATTGACTACAACGTTCAAATCGTTGACCCAACACAAGCATTCTTGGGCGCATTCCAAACCGGCGCAAGCGTCCAAGACGCTAGATTAAAACAAGAGCAGCAGCAGCAGCAGCAAGCCAATCAGAAGATAATCCAAGCTGGTTTCAACAAGTTGCGTCAGCCAGACGCAACCGCCGCTGACTATGCCAACCTCTCAATGATGCTGCCAGAGGCGCAAGCCAAGGCCGTGCGCGAGAGCTTTAGCATGTTGTCGGGCGAGCGCCAGCAGGCGGCATTGCAGCAATCTGGACAGGTTTTCTCTGCATTCAAAGCAGGCAAGCCAGAGATTGCCATTAGCCTACTTGACCAACAGATTGAAGGAAAACGCAACTCTGGCGATGAGGCCGGCGCAAAGTTCTTGGAAACATGGCGCGATGTGGCCAAAGTGAACCCACAAGCTACCGAAGACTATTTCGGATTCACCATCTCGCAAATGCCTGGTGGCGACAAGATAACTGAATTTGCCATCAAGATGGGCGCAGAGCGTAGAGCACAAGCCAAGGCGCCAGCAGAACAAATCGAAGCCGTTGCAAAGGCAGACGCAGCCGTAGCGGATGCAAAGACAAAACAAGCCACCGCTATCACCGCTCCAGACAAGACAGCCGCTGATCTTGCACTGGCAAAGGCAAACGCAGCCAAAGCGGCGGTAGATGCTAAGTTTGCAGAGCAAGTTGCACTTGCAGACCTTAAAAAGAAAGCCGCTGACCTTGGTCTGACAAATGCTCAGACCGGATCGGCGCTGGCCCAAGCCAGAAAACTCAGCCTTGAGTCTCAAAAATCGGTGCTTGAGTTGGAAGCACTCAAAGCCGGCACCCCCGACCCGGCCAAAGCATTTGAGCAAGAGGAAAAGCTACGCAAGGAATTCCAAGTTAGAAACAAGGTTTACGGTGAACTTGGCACTACTTATTCAAATATTGAGTCATCTTCCAAAGCAAAATCAGGCCCAGGCGACATTGCGCTAATCACCGGCTTTATGAAAATGCTTGACCCGGGCTCGGTTGTGCGTGAGACTGAATTCGCAACGGCTCGCGATACCGCTGGCCTGTACACAAGACTTGAAAATAGCTTGAAGAAGGCGGAAAGCGGCCAGTTCTTGCAGCCAAAACAACGAGAAGAATTCGTCAACCTTGCCAAGCAATACCTAGACTCAGCGCAGAAGAAGTCAGGCGAAGACAGGAAAGCACTCGGCGTGGTGGTCAAGAACTACAAGCTCAACCCTGATAACGTGTTTGGGCCTGATGAGAATAGTAGACTGTCGACAGCAGGTGGTGGTCGTGGGTTTATTAATCCTTCTACTGCTGGACAACGCACTGTGACGGTAGACTACTGATATGGCATATTCCATCACCACCAAAGATGGCATCACCATCGACAATATTCCTGATGATGTTGCGGCAGACTCTGCCGATCTGAAAGCCAAAGTTGCGGCAATTCGCTCAGGTGGTGGTGCGGCAGCATTGGAAACAGCCGCAATACCAGCGCCAGCAGAAACAACCCTGCAAGGCATCACAGGCGCAATTACCAGAGGCATAGCACCCATTGCGGCAGGCGCAACACTTGGGGCTGCTGCCGGCCTTCCCTTTGCTGGAGTTGGCGCAATTCCAGGAGCAATTGCAGGAGCAGGCGCCGCCGGCCTTGCAATGACTGTTGGCGATCCTATTGTTGGCTCAATCAATAGTTTGCTTGGCACCAAGTACACACTGCCGACTCAGGCAATGGAAGACCTGTTGACACGCCTTGGAGTTTCAGAGCCAAAGACAGCAGCCGAACGAATTGTTCAAACTGCAACAGCTGGCGCAGCTGGCTCTGGCGGCATGGCGGCCGCAGGCAAAGCCGTTGAAATGGCCGCAGGCATTGCAAGACCAATCACACAGGCGGTAGGCGCTCAAATAGCGGCAAAGCCTGTTGCGCAGATTGCGGGCGGTGCAGTCTCTGGCTTGGCGGGGCAAACAGCAAAAGAAATGGGAGCTGGCCCAGTCGGTCAGATTGCAGCAAGCCTTGTAGGCGGCATGGCTGGGGCAAAGTTGGCGACTACAAAAATCCAGCCGACAGCGGCTCAGTTGCCATCCGACATTGCAGCTGCAGAACGTGCTGGCGTTACCTTAATGACTACCGATGTAGTGCCACCACGCACATTTGCATCAAAGTGGTTACAAACGGTTGGCGAGCGTATTCCAGTCGCAGGTACTGGTGGCGTGCGTCAGGCTCAACAGACAGAGCGCATTGAAGCTGTGCGCAATTTATTGCGGGACTTTGGAGCCGATGATGCTGCTAGAGCAGCAGATGATGTGATGAAGGACTTGGCTACAAAACGCGGCGCTGATCTTTCAAAATATGTTAGATCAAAAACAGAAGTTATTGAGCGTCTTGGGCAGACTGGCACAGTGCCAATGACCAACACAGTGCAAGCCATTGACGATCAGATTACCAAACTGCAAGGACTTAGAACCCAAGAAGTTGCACCAATCATCGAGCGATTGACAGACTGGAAAGCAGCATTGCAAGGACAAAACTTAGTCAACGTAGAAACACTGCGCAAGCAAATTGGAGAAAGTTTCAAAGCTCCAGAGCTGGCATCTATTCGCGGCATTGGTGAAAAAGCATTGTCTAGCATTTACAAGCCACTTAAACAAGACATGGAATCGTTTATTACTCAAGTTGGTGAACGGCGGGATGTGACAAAGTGGAAAGTAGCAGACAAGCGCCTAGCCGATCTGGCTGGCGAGTTAGACATGGGCACATTGAAATCAGTGCTTAGACGTGGCGATGCAACTCCAGAGGTCATTGGCAATATGCTATTTAGCAAAAAGCCAAGCGAAGTCAGCCAGCTTTATGCAAGCCTTACACCATCAGGTCGCGAAAGTGCAAGAGCTGCAATCCTTGCGCGAGCAGCAGAAAAAGCAACAGCAGATGTAGCCGAAGGAACGGTCATATCTCCAGATAAATTTGCCAATGAAGTCAAGCGCCTTGGCACTTCAATTGGCGTGTTTTTTACTGGTGATGACCTGAAACAAGTCGAAGGCCTTACCAGAGTGCTGAACATCACTAAACGCGCATCTGAGGCCGCAGCTGCTCCGCCGACAGGCGTGCAAGCTGCAATCCCAGTCAGCGCTGCGGCATTGTCCAGCTTCTTTGGCGGAGGCTTGCCAGGGTTCATTGCAACGCTTGGAACTGCTGGTGGTGTTGGCGTGGCGGCGCGTATTTACGAATCAGCACCGGTTCGAAACTTGCTGATTAAAATACCACAGACTGTCTCGGGAAGCCCAGAAGAAGCTGCGCTGCTCAAGCGCCTGACTGCTACCATTCAGCAGCAACAGCAGGCACAATCCACCCAGGAAAGCCAATAAATGACCGCACTATCAATCCAACCCGCCTACCCAATCTTCACCGATACGGCGGGCCAGCCGCTGGACAATGGCTACATCTGGATCGGCACGGTCAATCTGGCGCCACAGACCAACCCGATCAGCATCTACTGGGACGCCGCGCTGACGCAGACAGCAGCGCAGCCACTGCGCACATCTGGCGGCTACATTGTCAATTCAGGCACGCCGGCAGTAATCTACGCGGGCAGCGATTACAGCATCTTGGTTCAAAACGCCAAGGGGAGTGCTGTTTATAGCTCTCTGGCGGCAACTGATCGCTTCAGCGGGGTGGTTGTTAAAGTTGATGCCTCAGATGTTGATTACACATCTCCAGGCACGGGCGCTGTAACTACTACAGTGCAGGAATACCTTCAGCAAGTTGTAAACGTAACAGACTTTGGGGCCGATTCTACCGGCGTCCTTGACGCTACCAGCGCCATCACAGCGGCAATTACGTACGCCAAAACGCTAACGTCTCCACAACTAATTATTAACGCCGGAACATATACAACTTCTAGTGTATTAACATTTGACCTGCCAGAGTTTTCAACTATTACATTTATTGGCAGCATTGTTTCTAGTGTATCAAATGACCCGGCTATCCGGATTGGAAGCACTACAGCCAATATTGCCGGCATTACGGCAACTGGAATTAAAGTAGAGCGTCTTTCTCTGGATACTGCAGGGGCGTCATCTGGCGTTCAATTGCGGAACCTTACATCAAGTTACATTGATATACGCCGATGCAGCGGATTTAGAGATGGCATATTCTGCTATGGCGATCAAGCCAATGGCGGATTTAGCTATAACGAAATCCACATTGGTTTTGTGCATGATAACAGGCGCAATATATACCTTAATGCTGGCAGCGTTGGCTACTGCAACGAGAACAACTTTTATGGTGGTACGTTCAACCATAGCAGCACATACCCGGCGGTTACAACCACCAATTTGGAAATTGCTCATTTTGCATCAAGCCAACTTAACAACAATAGATTTTACGGCCCATCGTTTGAGGATAATTCAGCCACACTAGCAACTGCTGCAATTATAAATGGCAACAACAATGTAATATACTGGCCGAGAATGGAAAATCCAGGCGATCAAACTGGATATGAAATTCAATTTACCGCAGATTCTGGAGAGTGCAGAATTCTTGGGCATGGATTCACCATGGTAAATTCCAACATCAATGATCTTGGTGATGGAAATATGTACGAGACCCGAGAAGGCGCAGTTATGCGCTATCAAACACCAGCCACTGCTGGTAAAGCTGTTCTAAAACTTCAGAGTTACGGCACTAGCGCTGCCACTGTCTTATCAGTGCTGGATTCTGGTGGTGTTGAAACCGCAAAGATCACCGGAGTTGGTGAGGCAAAGTTCACTGGAACGACCAGGGCGCTGGCAATATACAACACCAGCGGGTTTGAAACTGCGTATGTCACTGGGGCAGGTGACGCTGTATTTAATTCAGTAAATACTTCTATTCCATCCCCGACTGGAAATTTTGTTCTTGTAACGGCGTCTAGCAAGGTTCTTGTTGGTGTTGCCAGTAGCGCAGGCGCTCAGGGCTTGCAAGTTTACGGGCTAGCATCTACTGGTGCGCAGAACATTTTGCAGCGGGCGTACTCCAACACCACAACCGGCGCCAATCTTCTGTTGCTCAAAACTCGTGGGTTGACTGCAACTTCTGTTGACGCTGTACAAGCAAATGACGTGCTTGGCTCTATAGCTTTTTTAGGGGCAGACGGAACGTCCAACCAAGCGTTTGCGGCTGTCACTGGATATTGTGATGGCGCAGTCTCGGCGGGCGTAGTGCCCACTGCACTTACGTTCACCACTGGCACAAGCTCTGGCACCCAGCGCGTTGTCATCACCAGCGCCGGCCTGATGGGCATCGGTACAGGCACCCCGGCATCTAGCGCCATTGTGGATGTCACCTCGACGACACTGGGCTTTAAGTTCCCGGTGATGACCACCACGCAGAAGAACGCCATTGTCAGCCCGGTTGCTGGTCTGGTGATCTTCGACTCGACACTTGCCAAGCTCTGCGTCTACTCTGGCGCGGCCTGGCAGACCATCACCTCGGTCTAATCAACTCTGTTCGTGTATCATAAAGCAAAGGAACAAGCAAAAT